TAGAAATATTTACACCTTTTCTTCCCCTTTTCTAATTGGTCTAAACAGCTCTTTTTCCAAATGAATGCTAAATATTATGAGCAACTATTACCAGGAGAATAGGGAATATGGCACTAACATCACCCGGCGTACAAGTTACGGTAATCGACGAGAGTTTTTATACACCAGCTGAACCTGGTACAGTTCCTCTTATCGTTGTAGCTACAGGCCAAGATAAGACCAATGGAGCTGGCACCAATACAGCTTCGGGCACAACAAAAGCCAATGCTGGTAAGGCATTTAAAATGACCAGCCAAAGAGATTTAGTAGACACATATGGTGTTCCGTTCTTTGAGCAGACAGCGAGTTCAACTCCTGTGCATGGCTCAGAACGTAATGAATATGGGTTATTAGCAGCATATAGTTTGTTAGGTGTAAGCAATTCCGCATTTATCGTACGTGCAGATGTAAACCTAGATGAATTAGAAGCACAGGTAGATGCCCCGGGAGCGAACCCCACAAACGGCAAATGGTGGATTGACACACAGGCAACCACCTGGGGTATTCAAGAGTGGAACGGTGCAGCAGCCACAGTAACAGGTGGTCAGAAGTTTACAAACAAAGTACCCATCGTACTTACAGATGCTGATTATCCGTCAAAGATTGAAAACAATGCTCCGAAAGGATCAGTTGGTCAGATAGGTGACTACGCAGTTGTGTTTCAAACTGTAGAAGGTGATACCATTTACGGTACAAATGAAGATTTAGCTAGAATCTATTATAAATCTGCTGGTAACGGTGGATTAGGCGATAATGCATCTAGCGGCACACCTGTTGATGCAGGCGAATGGGTATTGGTAGGCAGCAATGCATGGAAAGCAAGTTGGCCTGTTGTAATCAGTTCGACATATACAGGTGTATTAAGCGGTACATTATTCATCAACAACACTTCTATCGCGGCAGGAAGTCTATCGACTATTGCAGCAAACATTGTAGCTGCTAACATCCAAGGTGTTAACGCACAGGTTATTGCTAACAAATTATACATCTATGCAGACGGCAGAAGTTCTGGATCAGGTGAGGACAATGATTCTACTTTAGGTGAAGATGCAAGAGTGCGTATCGAAAACGGTACAGCACTTTGGTCAACTATAGGTATTGAAACAGGCGATTACCTAAGTCCAAAATTACAACAAACACCTCATACCGAAGTTCCTACATTTAAGCGCGGTGATAACACTGACACTGTTGCAGGATATCCTACAGGTTCTGTTTGGATTAAGACTACTGAGCCAAATAGAGGTGCTCGTTGGAGAGCAAAGCAATGGAGTTCAGCTACCGAATCATGGGTGGCAGCAGAGGCACCAATCTATGCAACAACAAATGCTGCTCTTTATTACTTAGATCGTAGTGGTGGCGGTGCTAATATCAGCAAAGACACACTATTTGTTCAAAGTAATGCACAAGAAAACAGTGGTTTTGATACAACTCCAGACACAGCCGAATTCCGTGTATGGTACAGAAATGTAGCAGCAGGCGCAGGAACTAGTGTAACTTCTAACATTATCAAAGCTAACACATTTACTAGCGGTGCTACACAAGTCTTTACTTTAGCAGAGAGTCTAGTAGGCGAACTAGCGTTAGACACTGCAAAAACAATCACACTGTCAACAGCTAACGCAAATGCTCCAACTGGAGATTCTAGTGACGCAGATAAATTTGCTGCTGCAATCAACGCTGCGGGATTCACAAACATTGTGGCCAGTGTAGTTACAATTACTCCTACACAGGCAAGACTGGTTATCACTCATAAAGAAGGTGGAGATTTTAGACTGACTGATTCAACTGCTAGTCCGTTAAGTAAGTTGTTTACTCCATTCAATCTAAAAACTAGAGAAGGCACTGAGAATTTCTACAACATTAGCCAGGGTGCTATAACTGTAGGCGGTGAAGATCTAGCAACTGGTGCATCACAGGATTATCTAGCTTCGGGATACAAGCCACTAGCTGCTTCTAGCCCAAGATTCTCAGCAGGTCCTGATGCTCCGTTAGATGAACCAAATGATGGACAGTTATGGTATAATCCTAACTTCGCAGAAGTTGATATCATGGTTCACAACGGAAACACATGGGTAGGATATAGACATTCTACTGCTCCTTACTATGAAGTACCAACCGCAACATTGAGAACCGGTTATCTACCAATTGTAGCTGCTAGCAATCCGTATGTTTCGGGCGTTACAGCCAATGGCGACTTATGGATCAGCACAGCAGATTTAGAAAACTATCCAACTATCTACAGATACAACAGCAATCTTACAGATATCGGTGATGCTTCACAGAGATGGGAATTAGTTGATAAAACAGATCAAACTACAGAAGAAGGTATTTTGTTTGCAGATGCACGTTGGAATACAGCAGGCACAAGCTCATCTGCATCAACCATTGAAGATTTAGCTACTAATAACTTCTTAGATCCAGATGCACCAGATCCAGCATTATATCCAAAGGGCATGTTGCTATGGAATCTACGTCGTTCTGGTGGCAATGTAAAGAGATATGCAAACAGCTACATTGACACTTCTGGAGATAATCCAAGAACAAGTTCAGGCACACTAGCAGGCAGCGCATTTGTCAGCGGTTCTGGACTAAGTATGAGCGGATACTGGACTGATCGTTGGGTAACTGCTTCTGGCAACAACGAGGACGGTTCAGGAAGCTTCGGCCGCAAAGCACAACGTAAAGTTGTTGTTCAGGCAATGAAGAGTGTAGTTGACACTAGTCAAGAAATTCGTGATGAAGAACGTCGCAACTTTAACTTAATTGCAGCTCCTGGTTATCCAGAGTTAATGAGCAATCTAGTTAATCTAAATATCGATCGAGGCATCACAGCGTTTGTTATCGGTGATACACCATTACGTCTACCAGCAGATGCAACATCATTAACCAACTGGGGAAGTAACGCAGAATTAGTGACAGATAACGGCGATGACGGTGTTGTTACATACGACGAATATTTGGCTACTTACTATCCAAACGGATTTACCACAGATTTAAGTGGTTCAAACGCAGTTGTTCCAGCTAGCCACATGATGCTGAAAACTATCGCACTTAGCGACAACGTCAGCTTCCCATGGTTTGCACCAGCTGGTACACGCCGCGGTGGTATTACCAACGCAACAGCAGTCGGTTATATCGATGCATCAACAGGAGAATTCCAAACTGTTGCATTGAATGAAGGGCAGCGCGATACATTGTATGATCTAAAAATTAATCCTATTCCGTTCTTTAACGGTGTTGGACTAGTTGCATACGGTCAAAAGACTCGTGCAAGAAACGCTTCTGCACTAGACAGAATTAATGTAGCACGTCTTGTTGTGTATCTACGCAGCCAGTTGAACAAGTTGGCCAGACCATATTTGTTTGAACCTAATGACAAGATCACTAGAGATGAAATAAGACAGGCAGTAGAGAGTCTATTGCTAGAATTAGTAGGCTTGAGAGCAATCTACGACTTTGCAGTTGTATGTGATGAGAGCAATAATACTCCGGCTCGTGTTGATCGCAACGAACTATATGTTGATATCGCAATTGAACCAGTAAAAGCTATTGAATTCATTTACATTCCATTGCGTATCAAGAACACAGGAGAAATTTAAAAATGGCAATTACATCGCTTAACAACATTGGTATTCCAACAACCAACGCAGCGGGTAGCACTCAGGTGCTACTGATGCCAAAGCTGAAATATCGCTTTAGGGTAACATTGTTAGGGTTTGGAGTTGCCGCAGCAACTGAACTAACAAAGCAGGTACAAGATGTAACTAGACCTAAAGTTTCATTTGAAGAGATGACATTAGATGTTTATAACTCTAAAGTAAAACTAGCCGGTAAGTATACATTGGAAAACATTACTCTTACATTGCGTGATGATGCTAGTGGACAAGTTCAGAAGTTAGTTGGTCAACAAATCCAGAAACAATACGATTTTATGGAGCAGGCTTCTGCACGTTCCGGTATAGATTACAAATTTACAACACGTATTGAAGTTCTAGACGGCGGTAACGGAGCATTAGTTCCTTCTACTCTAGAAACTTTTGAGTTGTATGGTTGCTTCTTACAGAACGCAGACTATGGCGATGCTAACTACAGCACTAACGAACACATGACTGTGGCTCTTACAATTGCCTACGATAACCTAGCTCAGTTCGCAGCAGGCGAGGCAGCTACAAGCGCAGTTGGTGGTATTGGTGCAGCAGTAGGCCGTACTTTAGGTGCAGCAACAACTGGCGCAACAACAGCGCAAGGTTAATAGTAATATTAATTAAAAAGCCCGATGTAAAAATCGGGCTTTTTTTACGGCATAAATATTTGTATGGCAAATAAATTCACTAGATATCTCTCAGAATTCGGTTCCGGCCTTATAGGCGGCCTAACCAAACCTAAAGGCCAACAGTCTAATTGGCGACACGCAACTCGGTTATTCGTAGATGATAACTACCGCCTATCTCCAAGAACAAAATTTTTATTTTATGTGAGGTTTGAGATAGATCCGGCTGTTCGAGGCCTCAGTCTTTTCACAGCCAAGCATCAGAACGAAGCAGGATTACTAGTCAAATCAGCAGACTTACCTAAATTTAATTTCGATAGTGTAATTAAAAATCAATATAATAGAAAAAAAATCATTTACAAACAGGTTAACTACGAAGCAGTTAATATCACCATGCATGACGATAGCAATGCTGTAGTTAACGCTTTATGGGCATTGTATTATGGTTATTATATTGCCGACAGACATCTTCCTGACGCCGCATATAGAGCAACACATTTGAGGGCCAGCGGCACCCAGATGGATAATTTTAGTTACGGCATGGATAACAGAGTCAATAGGCCTTTCTTTAAATCAGTGCAGATTTTCACAATGAGTAGGCGTAGATTTGTAGGATACACATTGATAAATCCAAGAATTAAATCGTGGACTCACGGCAACATGGATTATTCAGCCAGTGAATTTAATGATAATCAAATGTCATTAGAATATGAAGCAGTCAAGTATACCACAGGGAATGTATCATATGGAAGTCCCAAAGGCTTTGCTACGTTACATTATGATAGTATTCCTAGCCCGTTAAGTGTAGCAGGCGGCGGTGTATCTACATTAACTGGTGAAGGCGGAGTGCTGGACGGTATACAACAGATTTTTGGAGACATTGGGTCGGGTGGCGCATTTAGTTCGCCGGGCGGTTTCTTAGGAACTGTGGCAAAGTCTATTAACACCTACAAAAATTTCAAAGGTTTAAGCATTGATCAATTAAAAAGCGAAGCTGTAAATATTTTAAGTAACCCTGCAACGATTCAGGCAGGAATTTCAACAGTGGGAGGAATTGTTGGAGCAGTATTTCCAAAAAGCAATAACAGTGAAACTACCACTACCGCTTCTGCTAAGCCAATAATTGCAAGAGCAGCTTTTACTAATGCTCCTGTAACTGCACCTGGAGAATAATATGACCGCTACAAATTTACCAGCAGAAACAGTAGAAGACAGTGCAGCAGCCACTAAACTTTATTTTGAAAGGTACGGTGAACAGGCTTTAGAATTTGCAGCCAATGATGTTACATTAGCAGTTAGTTTTTTCGAAAGAGCCGGTTTTGATAGCGATGCAGCCACAACAGTGGCAATGGTTATTTTACGGCAGGCCAAGATAGATGGCGAACCAGTAGCCCAAATATTAGATACAATGACTAGTTTTTCTACAGTAACTTTAAGTCAGTTGGTTGGCGAGGTCCTCAACAACAATCGCGTATCTACATCAATTTTAGGTTTTAGAACTACAGATGTTAAACCTAATCAAATCAGAAATATTTTTGCATAACAATGAGATTCGCACAGGGTAAGTTTGAAATGAAAAACCCTGACAAATATGTTGGGAAGAAAACTCCATTGGCGAGATCTAGTTGGGAGTTTGTATTCATGAGAATGTTAGATGAACACACCGGCGTTGAAAAATGGGCCAGTGAAAGCATTCAAATTCCTTACAGAGATCCGCTTACAGGCAAATATACTATCTACGTGCCAGATTTTTTTATTGTATACAACGATAAAACTGGAAAGAAACATGCCGAAGTAGTAGAAGTAAAACCTCAGAGTCAAACTCTAAGAGAAAGTGTAGGAAAAAGTAGATATAATCAAGAGCAGTATGTGAAAAACCTAGCCAAATGGGAAGCTGCTACTGCATGGTGTAAACAACAAGGTATAAAATTTCGAGTAGTTAATGAGGGCGATATTTTCCATCAAGGTGGAAAACGGAAATAAGTATAGTATGACAAAAAAATTAGAAGAACTTTTTAATTTAGATACTGATCCAGCTGCGGCAGAACAGCCCCCTGTGCCTACTCACGAAGAAGTTAAAAGTTTAGATGACCAGTTTCAACAGGTCCAAAAAATTGTCCAAACATTACCGCAAATACAAGAATTAGAAAGTTTGGACGAAAAAGAACTAGACGATTTGGCTAAAAAAGCAGAACAGGCCTATGACGATTTAATGGATCTGGGCATGAATGTAGAAGTACGATACAGCGGCCGTATTTTTGAAGTTGCTGCAAGTATGATGGGCAACGCTATTACAGCTAAATCTAACAAAATAGAAAAAAAGCTCAAAGCAGTTGATCTACAATTGAAAAAACTCAAGATAGACAATGATGCTGGAAACAGCGATACTAACATGATAAATGGACAAGGTTATGTGATAACTGATCGCAATGAGCTTCTTAAAAAATTAAGCGGAAAAGCATAAATACTACTATGAAAACTTTTAAAGAATATCTAGCGGAAAATAAGAAATCCTATCCTTTTCGTTTAAAGGTAGCAGGAGATTTACCAGAAAATTTTATTAACGAGTTAAAAACTTGTATAGGTAAAGCTAATCCTACAATTATAGAAAAGTCAAAAACACCGATCCAATCTACTCCATTAGATTTTCCAGAACTAAGCAATGTCGAAGTTCACACATTTGAAGTTGTTTGCGAATATCCTATCACAGCACCGGAATTAGCAGAACATGTAAAGTATTACGTACCGGAGTCTAATTTCCGTGTTCGCAATGGCGGAGATGCAGGCGAGTATGAACACAACACAATAGATATGGAACCAAGCGGAGAATCATTGTTGACAGATAGTCAATATAAAGAAGCCGCAAAAGTCAAAGTCAAAGATTATTTTGGCGATGATTTTAACAAAGGTTTTTTAAAAGATTTGTCCAAAGCTTCTAAACAAAGAACCAAAGACGGTTTTAATACAGAATATAAAATTGCAAAATCAAAAACAGATAAATCTGGATCAGTATCTCCAATCAGTAGTGTAGATAATCCTGATCCACGTAAAGGAAAATAACGATGAATTTCAATGAACTCTTAGCAAAGATGCAAGAATTTGACAAACCAGTCGCGACTTCGCCAGTGGTTGAAGAACCGGTAGAAGGTTGCGGCATGCCTGGACCTATGAGTTCTCCTCCAAGTCAACCAGATACTCCTCCTCCTAGCATGAGCATCAATCTTAATGCTCAGGGTTTAGATAATATTGAGGATTTAATGAAGTTGATCAAAGCAGTTAATCCGGAAATGGATAAACCGCCTATGCCAGCAATGCCACCAATCGAGATCGAGCCAATGGATGCTCCTTCTGATATGCCTCCTCCAATGGGGATGTCTCCTTTGAAATTAGGAAACTTAGATTCAGGCCCATTAAAGATGTTACCAGATATGGATGCAGATAACGACGATATGCCCGGCGGTGAAAAAGACAAAGGGTCACAACCTGGTGGATTAGGTGCTAGTTTAGATCGAGACAGCGACGGCGATCACGATATGGATGATCACGATCTAGAAAAGAAAAATAAAGATAAAGAAGAAGCATTTGGTAATTCTTTAAATGACAGCGAACCAAATACCATGGACATCGATACTGCTATTCCAGATGGCAACGATCTTCACAAACAGAAAAAAAGTTTCCGTGCAACTGCAGGCGGTGACAACCCAATGAATACCGAAAGTACAGATCTACGTGCCCAGATCCGTGCAGAACTATTACAGAGATTAGCAGAAGCTAAAGGAGCAAGATAATGGCAGATATTTACTCAACAACAGTAGAAGGAACAACAGTAGGTGCTAATTCTAGAAAAATTCTAGGTGATGGCTCTAGCGGTGCAGGTCCATTTACTAGATTTGGTACACGACAGTTGCAGGCAATAAAAGTAGTTTCAGCTACTATCAATTTCTCAACAAATTACGGTAATTCAAATAGTAATTTTTATAAAGCAATAACAGCTCTTCAAGAAAGAGCAGAAATTTTTTACGTAGGTATTCCTGGAAACACAGCTACTGGTTTTACAGCAATCATTAGTTCAGTAAACAGTGATTCCGGCGATGGCTATGGAGCATCTTCTGCTGCCGACGGAACTTACGATAACTTAGAGGAACGTGTCGACGTTGCAGTAAATGGCAGCGATAGCGGTGATATAACAATTACCAATATTACATTAACTGGATTGACATTCGCATAATAATCTAAAAAAACACCAAATAGGGCCGTAAGGCCCTATTTTTTTCAGTAAATAACAGTATGGGAAAATCGCTAGACGGTAATTTAGTTAAGAAAGCTCACGCACAGATTAGATACACTCTTGAAGAAGTTCAACATCTTGAAAAGTGT